TATTCTCGGTCGTCAGCAAGAGAAAGAAGGTACAGAGATTGTAGGTTATAACTTTATTATCAACGTTGAGAAGTCACGTTATGTTAGAGAGAAAGCAAAGATTCCTGTGACTGTAACCTTTGAAGGTGGTATCAGTAAATGGTCTGGTTTGTTAGAAATGGCTCTTGAATCGGGTCACGTTGTAAAGCCAAGCAATGGTTGGTATTCTCGAGTGAACACCGAAACTGGTGAAGTTGAAGATAAGAAATATCGTATTGCTGATACAGACAGTAAAGAGTTCTGGGAACCAATTCTAGCAGATGAAACATTCAAAGAATGGATTGCTAAGACTTATCAGCAAAACACTGGTTCTATTTTCAAAGATGAAGAAACGGAGAGTGACGATGAGTAAGCTATTACAACCAATTATTGACAAATACCAAAGATGGAATCGTGAGAGAAAATATAAAAGAGACAAATACTTCAAGATCTCTACTCCTCCCAGCGATGAACTTCTTTCTATTTTAAAAGTAGAATTGCTCGCTGGACCATATAAAGGTGTTGTATATTCTTATGGTCCAATTACAATTGGTGATGATTTAGGATATAAAGGCGCAGACGCTTCATATGAACTTTTTATAAATGTTGGTGAAAATAATTTGCTAAATGATAAAAAGTTTACTAAAATAGTAAGTGACATTTTGTTATTGATAATTGATGAAGCTGTAAAAGCTCAAGCTGAAAAGTTTGCTCTGGAGAATTTGAATGAAGAAATTAGAGAAGATTATATTGAAGAACCTGTTCCTCAACGAACCGTTCGTAAGAAAAATTCTTCCGTATCTAAAAAGCGAGTATCTTCAGGAAAGAAGCGAAAGAGTCCTGTTCGAAGAGGTACAAAAGTACGTCCTCCAGTACAACCAGATTCCCACTCATGAAGCAATCCAGATTTCTCTAAACAATAGAGAAAATCTATATGAAGAAGATTTTAAGAAATGTTCTGAACTGATCGATGAGGTTCAGAAAGATTTAGAATCTACTCCAAATGACTGGTTGATGGTTGAAACTGAGAAGTTCTGTCAAGAGAAAGCAATCCATAATGCCATTCTAGAATCGATTCAGATTCTAGATGGCAAAACTAAAACTGATAAGACTAAGGGTGCGATTCCTAAAATCCTATCCGATGCCTTATCAGTTTCATTTGATCCAAACATCGGTCACGATTACTTGGAAGATTCAGATTCTCGTTATGAGTTTTATCATAAGACTGAAAAACGTATTCCTTTTGATCTAGATTATTTTAATCGAATCACCAAAGGTGGTTTGCCGATTAAAACATTGAACATCGCACTGGCTGGATGCGTCCATCCAGAAACGAGAGTTAGAATCAGATTCAGGAAGAAACAGTAAATCCTTTTTATTTATATGATTTGTGAGGAATTTTATGTGGGAAACTAAAGAAACTTCAATTTCTGAAATTCAAACTCTTCTGAATCAAGGATATGAAGTCGAAGTTGATTCGCCTGATGGATGGGTTGGTGTGAATTTCTTTATCGATAAAGGTGAATGGGAAGAATACAAGTTGACGATGGATGATGGAACTGAAGTTCGCGTTAACGAAAATCATCTATTTGAGACCGCATCTGGTTGGAAATATGCAAAAGATCTTTGTGAGATTGGTGTAGAAGAATTCAATACAGTTTCTGGATTCTCTATTGGTAGAGTTTCTAAGACTGGTTTAAAAATCCCGATTGTTGATATTAATGTGAACCACGAGAATCATAGATATTACACTAATGGTGTTTCTTCACACAATACAGGTGTCGGTAAGTCATTGTTCATGTGTCACGTTGCCGCTTCTAGTTTGTCTCAGAATTATAACGTTCTCTACATAACTATGGAAATGGCTAAGGAAAAGATTGCGGAACGTATTGACGCCAATCTACTTAATGTAAAACTTGACGATCTTTCTAATCTTCCTAAAGACATGTATGATCGTAAGATTTCTCGTTTGAAGGAAAGCATTAAAGGTAAACTAATCATTGAGGAATATCCAACTGCCTCGGCTTCAACGATTCACTTTCGTAATTTGATTAATGACTTGTCTTTGAAAAAGAACTTCAAACCAGACATTATCTTTATTGACTATTTGAACATCTGTGCTTCAGCTCGTTTGAAACATGGTGCTAATGTTAACTCATATTCATACATTAAAGCTATCGCTGAAGAACTGCGTGGTCTTGCTGTTGAGTTTGGCGTTCCTGTTGTTTCAGCAACTCAAACGACTCGATCTGGTTACACTAATACAGATCCAGGTCTTGAGGATACTTCAGAGTCATTTGGTTTGCCAGCAACTGCGGATATGATGTTTGCGTTGGTTACAAGCGAAGAACTGGAAAGTCTTGGTCAGATTATGGTCAAGCAGTTAAAGAATCGTTATAATGACCCGACGCTAAATAAAAGGTTCGCGATTGGTGTTGACCGTTCAAAGATGAGACTTTATGATATTGAACAAGGCGCACAACAAAAGATTGCCGATTCAGGTCAAGAGTTTGATTCTCCAGAACCAAGACGCGATAGTAAATCTAAATTCAGTGGATTGAAAGTTTAATGAAGACAAGTTCAAACGATAATGTAAAACGAACTGCAGTGAAGAAATCTTTTTCAAGAAAGAATTCTGCACTCAATGTTACAAATCTTTTGAGTTTGATTACACCTTCAAACATTGTAAATAACTATTTCTATAAACCTGATAATGTTATCAGAAAAAGAGTTAGGGAAATGGGAAGAATGATTAGTGCGCCATCTACTGATTATGCATTGTTAGCTGAATATGCATCAGATGTATTAATGGCTGCTAAAAAGGCACTTAACGCAAAAAACAAAAAGAAGTAATTTATGGCAATATTAGTGACTGGTGGCTGCGGATTTATCGGCAGCAATTTTATAAGATACTTTACTAAAAAGTATAAAGAAAAAGTATATAATGTCGACAAGATGACATATGCTGCTTGTTATCCTGATAACATCCACATCAATAAACAAACTATGCTCATAGTGGGTGACATTTGCGATAGACAATTGCTCACTAAGTTTATGGTGAACAATAATATCAGAGCAGTTATAAATTTCGCAGCAGAATCCCATGTTGATAATTCTATAAAAAGTTCTATGCCTTTCGTTACAACTAACGTATTAGGTACTGTAAATCTATTAGATATTGTAAAAGATAACATTGATATTCTCGATAAAAAATTCAAGTTCATACACGTCTCTACGGATGAGGTTTACGGCTCTCTAGAGGGTCCAGAGGGGTCTTTCACCGAGGAGACTAGGTATGACCCTCGATCACCTTACTCAGCCTCCAAAGCGGCTTCTGATCACTTTGTAATGGCATACCGTAACACATATAAACTTCCTGTAATTATTACAAACTGTTCTAACAATTATGGACCATATCAACATCCAGAAAAGTTTATTCCAACCGTTATAAGTAAAGCGTTGAAGAACGAAAAGATTCCAGTTTATGGAAACGGAATGAATGTTCGAGATTGGTTATATGTTGACGATCACTGTAAAGCTATTTGTAAAGTTTTAAGCAAAGGTAAAATCGGTGAGAAGTACAACATTGGTGGTAATAACGAGATTTCAAATATAGACCTCGCAAAGAAGATACTCAAATTAATGGGCAAACCCGAGTCATTAATTGAGTATGTTACTGATCGTCCAGGTCACGATTTTAGATACAGTATAGATAATAGTAAGATCGTGAATGAGCTTAACTGGTCGCCAGAAACTGACTTCGATGCAGGTCTAATGAAAACTATTGATTTTTACAGATTGAGAAATTTATGAAAACATTGGGAATAATTCTAGCAGCAGGTAAATCTACCAGACTGTATCCGTCAACACTTAGCGTAACAAAACAATTACTTCCGATCTACGATAAACCGTTGATCTATTATCCATTGTCAACTATGATGCTTGCTGGCATCAAAGACATTCTCATAATCACTACACCATACGAATATACCACCTTCAAAGACAGATTGTTCCATATGCATGATTTTGGTGTAGATCTTAGATTTACAATACAAGCCGAAAACTGGGGAATACCAGAAGCATTTATTATTGCCAAATATCAATATGGTAAAGACATTAAACAAAAGTTTGACAGAACTTGTTTGATTCTTGGCGATAATTTCTTTTATGGTGCAGGCTTAAGCGAACAGTTATGGCAATCAAATAGCCAAAGCGTAAAAGATAAAGCTGTTGTATTTGCAACTAAAGTTAAAGACCCTCAACGTTTTGGCGTTGTTGAGTTTAAAGAATTCGACAATCGCTTTCATATTGCAACAAGCATTGAAGAAAAACCAGAAAAGCCAAAAAGCAATTATGCTGCAACTGGATTATATTTTTATCCACCAAGTGTGTATGATATTACAGATCCAGTTGAGGGTAAAATTAAAAAATCTCCACCGCCTCGTAATGAATATGAAATTACTGACGTGAATAAGGTTTATATGGAACAAGGTAATCTTCTTGTTAAAAAGTTACAGCGTGGAACAGCATGGTTTGATACAGGAACACCAAGCTCAATGCTTGAAGCATCTCACTTTGTACAAACCATTCAAGACCAACAGAACATTTTAGTTGGCTCGCCGCATGAAGTTGCATACAACAACGGTTGGATGGAAAAAGAAAATTTATTACGATTTGCTAATATGTGTAAAAATGATTATGGTAAATACTTAAAGGAAATGGTGGAACATGGATAAAGATAAAGTAAGTGATTTGATTGATCAGTTGGTTGCTGAGGTTGGTACACCTAAATATGCATATAACTGTAAACAATTTAATCCAGATAAGGATACTGTATTCTACAGTGGTCCATACTGGGACGATAAAGAAGTTAAGGCTGGCGTCAAAGCATTTTTGACAGGCAAGTGGCTTGTTTCTGGCGAGAACGTTGCCAAGTTTCAAGTCAAGTTTGGTAGAAAGTTTAATGTTAAGTATTCGCATATGGTGAACTCAGGTTCATCAGCTAACTTGACATTAGTAAGTGCAGTGAAAAAACATTTGGGTTGGCAAGATGGTGATGAAGTTATCGTTTCACCAGTGGGATTCCCAACTACAATTGCTCCGCTCGTACAAAATAATTTAAAACCAGTATTCATTGATATTGAAATGGATACTTTGAACTTCGATATCTTTAAGATTGCAGAGAAGATTACTTCTCGTACAAAAGCAATCTTTGTTTCTCCTGTTCTTGGCAATCCACCACATATGGATTTCCTAAAGAAATTGTGTGAAGATCATGGTTTGATATTGTTAGGTGATAATTGTGATTCTCTTGGTACTAAATGGGACAACAAACTACTAACGGAATACTACTATGCTTGGACAACTTCTTTCTATCCAGCGCACCACATCTCAACAGGTGAAGGGGGCATGGTCTGCTCTAATGACGAAGCTCTCATCAACACAGCAAGATCAATATCTTGGTGGGGTCGCGACTGTCGTTGTATTGGTTCTGCTAACTTGTTGGCTTGCGGCACTTGCGGCAACCGCTTTGATAAGTGGCTTGAAGGCTATAATGGGATAATTGATCACAAGTATCTCTTCAGCAACATGGGTTACAATCTAAAGCCATTAGATATGCAAGGCGCAATCGGAATGGAACAGTTAGAAAAGATCGATGAGATTGACGTTAAGCGCCGTGCTAATTTCGAACGCATCAAAGCAATGTTCGAGAAATATGTTCCAGGTGTAAAAATTGCCACTCGATTGCTTGAAGCTGATCCATCATGGTTCGGTGTTCCATTGATCACTGATACTGCAGAAATGAAAGAACAGTTACAAGCATTCCTCGAGAAGAATCGCATTCAAACTCGTAACTACTTTGCTGGCAACATTCTATTACATCCAGGATACAAACACTTAGGAAATGCTGACGATTATCCTAACGCTAACAAAGCGTTGAGCAATGTATTCTTTGTTGGCTGTTATCCTGGATACGGGGAAGAAGTATTCAAATATTACGAATCGGTGTTACATAAATGGATGGGCTAAGTGTATACGGTGGCACAGGTTTTATCGGCAGCCGCTACGTCAAAAGATTTGGCGGCGAAGTAATTCCTAGAATTGAGCATACACCAAAAAGTCAAGACGTATTGTATTTTATCAGCACCACTGATAATTATAATGTGTTTACTGACATTCACGTTGATGTAGATACAAATCTTAGCCACCTTCTAGATACTCTGGACGCTTGTCGCAAGGCTAACGTCCAGACGTTCAACTTTATCTCCAGCTGGTTTGTCTATGGAGACACAGACTTACCAGCCAAAGAGACCTCATATTGCGATCCAAAAGGATTCTATTCTATTACAAAAAGAGCAGCCGAACAGTTGCTTATTTCGTATTGTCAAACCTTTGGTATGAATTATCGTATTCTGAGATTAGGTAACGTGGTTGGTCGCGGAGACGGTAGAGTTTCGGCTAAAAAGAATGCTCTACAGTATCTCATAAACCGCCTGAAAGAGAATGAGCCAATCGAACTTTATGAGAATGGCGAGTTCTACCGCGATTATATCCATGTAAAAGACTGTATTGAAGCCATAAATTTGGTTATAAACAGAGGCGAATTGAACGAAATTTACAATATTGCAAACGGCGAGGCAACTCTGTTCAGAGACGTTATCACTATGGCATATGAGAAGCTTGGATCAAAGAGTGAGATCGTATCGATCCCTCAGAAAGACTTCCATAAAATCGTCCAAGTTAAGTCCATGTACCTCGATAATACCAAGTTAAAAGCTCTGGGATATGTACAGAATTATACCGTGGAAGGCATCGTGAACGATTTAATTAAATAATAAATAGACTATCGATATCAGTATTTCGGTAGCAAATGAAAAAGTTTAAACAATTCCTAAATGAATCTAAGAATGATATGCACCACTTTGTGGGGTTCGCCTGTCACCACTTAGGTATTGCTAATCCTCCGAAAATCCACCTGATAGACGATAAAGCGCAAGCTAAAAAGAATAAGAGCTTCGGGGGATATCATCCCGAACATAAAGCCATCTACGTTAATACCGCTGGACGTCACAAAGTTGATGTCATGCGTACAATTGCGCACGAATTAACACATTACAAACAAGACGTGGAAAATAGAATCCATGCTGAATCTGGTGCGACTGGAAGCGATATAGAAAACGAAGCCAACGCTGAAGCTGGCATTATTATGCGCAACTATGGTCGCACTAATCCAAATATTTTTGAATCAGCTGCACACGCTGGCGCATTACATGCATTTGACATCGATGGAACTTTAATGCATACTACTGCTAAAGTTCATGTTATGAATAATAAAGGGCAACATGTTGGTTCTTTAACTCATAGCGAATTTAATGCACATAAACTTCCTCCTAATCACCATTATGATTTTAGCGAGTTTCGTTCTTCAGATAAATTTGAACACGAAAAGCCAATTCATCCAATGATGAGAAAATTAAAAGCCATTCATAAAACTGTAAAACAACATCCAAACAGTAAAGTGATTATGGCAACTGCTCGTTCTAACTTTGATAATAAAGAAAAGTTTCTAAATACTTGGCGCAAACATGGTGTTGATATTGACCATATTCGTGTTGAAAGAGCAGGTAATATTGAGACTGATCATTCAACAGCTCAAAAGAAAGCACAAGTTATTCGTCATCATTTAAATAGTGGTAAATATAGAGAAGCTCATTTATATGATGATGACAAGAAAAACCTCCATGAGTTTTTGAAGTTGAAACACGAATTTCCTCATATAGATTTCCATGCGCATCATGTTGATGAACATGGACATTCGCAAGAATATAAAGGTGAATAATGTTCGGATTTAAAACATTTCTAAAAGAACAAGCAGAAGCAGCTAAAACACCATCTCATCTAAAGCATTTGACTCATGTCAATATGCATCATATTGATGAAGGCGAGCCTGGTTATCATAAAGCTGTTCATATGTTAAATGCTGTACATGGCCACGTTACAACTGGTGGTCACAATGATACTCGCATTACAACCAAATATGATGGATCTCCTTCTCTTGTATTCGGTCACCACCCAAGCACTGGTAAGTTTTTTGTTGCTACAAAATCAGCATTCAATAAAACACCAAAAATAAACTATTCAGAAAAAGATATTGAAGCAAACCATGGAGATAAACCAGGTCTTGCTGAAAAGATGAAGCAAGCACTAAAGCATCTTAAGAAAGTTGCTCCTAAGAAAGGTGTCTATCAAGGCGACTTAATGTATGGTGAAGGTGATGTTAAACACGGTAAAGATTCAGCATCGTTTACACCAAACACAATCACTTATACTGCTCATGGCGATGAAGCTAAGAAAGTAAAGAAATCTAAACTCGGTGTAGTTGTCCATACCAAGTATCATGGTCCAACATTAGAAACAATGAGAGCTGCTCCTGCAGAACATCTACACGACTTTGGCAAACACCCAGATGTAAATTTAATTGATCCTGAAATTGACATGTCAAAAGCAAAACATGAAAAAGAACATGAGAAAGAATTTCAGCATCATATGGCAGAAGCAGAAAAAGCCCATAAGAGTGCGCCGCATAATATGCATTCTGTTGTTGTTCCTCATTCTGAACATCTTAACACTTACTTAAATGATACAGTAAAGACTGGGGAAGTTCCTTCTGTAGAAGGTTACAAGAAGCACTTATCGTCAAAGTTTGGCAAAAAAGCAGATAAACTTTCTAGCGAAAAGGGTAAAGCTAAAGTCTCTGCTGATTTAACTGCACACTTAGCTCATGTTGATCAACATAAGAAACACTTTGAATCTGCACTAAAAATTCATCATCATCTACAACAAGCCAAGAATGCTTTAGTTAAGTCTTTGGCTCCAACAGAAAAATATGAAACTAAGATAGGCGAAACTCCAACACATGGTGAAGGGTTTGTCGCAAGTCATCATAAACACGGAATGACTAAGCTGGTTAACCAAGAAGATTTTTCTCGCGCAAACCTCTTAAAAAGCCGTAATAAATAAATAATACTTAACTAAACCTATCCCCAAAGTGTGGGAAAACTATGCAAAAACAGTTAAAAACAAATAAAATTTTAGAGGAAAAAGAAGTGCATCATACTATGGCATTTGTGCGCATGAACCCTCCACACGCAGGGCATGGTGAATTGGTTGATAAAGTCCACGCAGAACAAAAGAAACACGGTGGAACCTCTAGCATAGTTCTTTCCAGATCACATGATTCTAAAAAGAATCCATTATCACCAGAACAAAAATTACATCACGTGAAGAATGCATTTCCTAACGCTCACGTTGAATCAGATAGTGGATTACTTCAGCATCTATCTAAGCTCCATAAAAACGGTGTAACTCATCTTCATATGGTTGCTGGTGCAGATAGAACAGAAGGAATGCATAAGTTAATCCATCAATATAATGGTGTAAAAGATCCACACGGATATTATAAATTTAAACATGTCAGTATGACATCATCAGGTGAAAGAGATCCTGACTCAGAAGGAATTGAAGGTCATTCTGCTTCTAAGATGAGAAAGCATGCCAAAAATAATGATTATGAATTATTTGCTGCTTCTGCTCCAAAAACAATGGCAGCTAAACACGTTAGAGAAATGTTTAATGATGTTAAAGCTGGATTAGCCGCACCTAAAAAGAAATTAAAAGAAGAAGCATGTGCTGATCACTTTAAGGCATTGTTCCTTGTTGGTGGTCCAGGAAGCGGTAAAGATTTCTTAATCCATTCATCATTGAATGAATTTGCTCTTAAAGAATTATCAATGGATCGCGTATTCAATGCGATTGTAAAAGAAACAAACATTGAAGAATTAGAAAACTTCCCATCTGTAATCATTAATGGTAACGCAGACAACGCTGATAAAGTTGTTGTCACTAAAGCCATTCTTGAGACAATGGGTTATGATACAGCAATGATTTATGTTTACTCCACTGACGAATCTTCTAAAGCAAGAAATGACTTTAGAATTTCTCGTGGTGCTAAAACATTTAGCGAAAGTGTTCGTAAAGAAAAATACGACAGCTCTATCAGCAATATAAAACAATACTTAGAGATGTTCGAGAATTTTGTGTTGTATGATAACTCAAATAATTTCATTACTGTTGATGAAGAAAAGAAATCAGAAATTACAACTTGGTTAACAGAACTAAACGATGTAGTAATTAGCTTCTTAGCCAAAGATCCATCTAACGAAGATGCTGTTGAATGGATTCAAGAAAGAGTTATGGAGATTGGCTTACCAACTACATCTAGATTCTACGGAATGATTACTCCAGGACAATTTACAAAAAAAGCTTTGACATACGCAGAGGCAGATAAGATTGTTCCAGGACCAAAGTTTACTGGAAAAGAAAATCCAAAAGATGGTGACAAATATCATGGCGGTGTTGGGTTCGCTGCAAGAAATGCAACACAAAGAACTATACCAGAAGAAATAAAAGTAGACCAACATCACATTGCAAAAATGCATGGTTCCAGAAAATTAAAAACAGTAGATTCTCCACTCAATGTTGCAACAATCGGTATGAGCAATAATATGGGAACTGGCGACATTGGTGTATCAAGTTTAGGCGCATCACAAAATACTTATGAAGCTGTAAAACATAGAGGCAAAGTTCCAGTTGGTGATAACGGATCAAACCCTCAAAGCTTCTCTGGAATTACAGAAAAGAAGAAAAAGAAAAGCTCATATAATAGCACAGATCCAGGCGAGATCGGTGGAAAAGAAAACGGCGCAGTAGACATGCCATCAGGTGTTGGTCCGATGGGTGCAGGCATGTCATTGGCCGAAAAGAAAATAACATTTAAGAAGTTTAGAGGGCTATCACCAGTTACTCCGAAACAGACTGGAGTCACTTTCGGCTCAGGAATTGGTAATGCTCCACCAAATTACAACTCTGCCGCAGCTGTTGGCATGTTAGATTATAAAGAAGAAAAAGAAAAGAAAAAGAAACTTCCACCATCAAATAAAGTAAGTGCAGGTCTTTCGCCAGAAGATCAAGGTGGCCAAGAGATTCTTACAACAACGCTAGAATCAATTAGAACTAAGATCTCTTCCCAAATAAATAACTTTGATCAAGAATTGGAAAAATAAATGCAAATTACACCCATGAAATCTATTCACTCTGTTGCTGGTGCTGTTAGAAGCATGCAGAAAGAACAAAGCGAAACTGAATTAATGTTACACGCTAAAGCTTCTTTGATGAGACAGATGAAAGTAATTTTAGCTAATGGTTATGTGTTCTATTATAAAGCACATGCTTTCCATTGGAACATTGAAGGGTCAAACTTCCCACAGTATCACGAATTCTTAGAAAAGATTTACACTGAAGTTTATAATAAGTTAGACGCAACAGCTGAGCAGATTCGTGCTATTAATGGATATACTCCAATGACTCTGAATACTCTGTCAATGCTTTCTAGTGTAAAAGAAACAATGCATATTCCTTCTCCAAAAGAGATGTTTCAAATTCTTTCAGTAGACAATGAAAAACTACTTGGCGATTTAAATGCAGGTTACAGATTAGCTGAACAAGCTGGCGAAATGGGTCTTTCAAACTATTTGCAAGACCGTATTAATGATCACAAAAAACTAGGATGGATGATCGCATCCACAATTAAAGGTGAATAATGAATATTTTTAGTAAAACAAATAAATCGGTTGCTGAAGCTGCTTCAAAAGTTATGGCTTCAACACCACCAGTTAAAAAAGAAGAACCAAAAGTTGAGCAAGTAAGTCAATCTTACGCTGACGTTATTGCTTCTTCTGGCGCAAGACCACGTTTTGATATTGCAAAACGAATGATGAAAGAAGAAAGCGGCGAAGACAAAAGAACATTACATAATGCAAGACAAGATGATCAGCAATCATCAGATGCTAAGACTGATCAAAAAGCAAAATTAGATCATGATCCAAAATGGCCAAAACCACATGCTCCAGTCGATGGCAGAACAACTGGTCCATCCCACGTTGACGAAGGAATTGATGCTAATTTGACAAATAACGGTCAAGTTGGTATGCGTGGAGTTTATACTGCTGGAAGCAAAAAATCAGTAAAAGAACTAGCGAAAGCTGGAATCAAAAAAATTCTAAAAAAGAAAGGTAAGTAAAATGAGCGACATCACCTATAAAGAAATTGTTGACTACTTAAGAGAATCAACAGGCGACGCAAATTGGTATCTTAATAATAAGATTGGATTACCAGTCGCTCATCGTTACATGAACGCTGTTTCTGTAAGAAATCAAGTTACAGAAGCTGCTAAAGTATTAAAGAAAAAGAAAGAAGAAGAACATGCTGGTCAATTTGCACATGCTGCAAGACAAGCTAAAGCACACGACGAACCAAGTTTTAAACTTGGTAATAAAACTTTTAAAGTATTAGAAGCAATGTGCAATGAATGCGGAATGGCAGAAACAAAATGCGCATGTATGAAGAAAGAAGAAAAAGTCAAAGTTGGTAAAGTGCAAGAAAAGTATATGGGTTTTGAGAAGTTAAAGAAATCTCTTGCTTATGCAGGAAAGATGCATGAAGATTCAGCAGCAGAAAGAGACCACACTCACGCTGCTCACTTCCATGATCATAAAGGTAACTGGTCAGGAATGGCTTTAATTACAGCTAAGTCTGATGATGATGCTGTAAAGCAAGCACATGAATTAGCACAATCAGATCGCTACAAAGATTTTAAATTAGCACATGTTGAAAAACATACAGCTGTAAAAGATCTAGAAGAAGTATTAGATCCATCAATGGGTGCATCAAAATACATTCATGATTTCGTTCACTCAGACAATCCTAAATTCCATGGCAAGTCAAAGAAAGAACGTATTCGTATGGCATTAGGTGCATACTATAATGCTAAGAAGCATATGCACGAAGATTATATGACTAAATCTGGAGTAAAAGTAGTACAACCAGAAAAACATCCAATGCCAAAAGCACCTAAGAGTACTATTAAAAATCCTCTAGATAAACCAAGTTTTGGTGATAGAATGAAATCATTATTTAAAAAGGAAGCAGTTGTAATTTCTTCAGAAGAAGAACTTGCTCAAGTGCTCGACGAATCTTTTTTTTTAAATGAAGAAGCAGACGCAGCAACTCTAAGAGCTTGGCACAATGTGCACAATAAGGGTTCTAAGGCTTCACGTAAAAACTTAGATGCTCGTCATGCTAACAATCCTGATTATCAGGAATTTAAAAGAAGATTAGCTGGTGAAAAACCATCTGCTCCTGAATCTAAACCAGAAACAGATGGTGACCATTACATTCATCGCGGTCATAAGTATACAACTGCGGAAGTTGACAAAGTAAAGAAGTCATTTAAACGTCGCGAATTATCAACTAAAGCTGCATTAGATATGCTTCACAATGCACGTAAAGCAGCTTCTGCTAAACATGCAACCAGTGGCGTTGGTGGTGGCGGTAAAGGCGCAGCTAATGTTTCTCCATTAGATACTGCATTATCAAGAGTTAAAGAAAAACCAGCCAAAGGTGCTGGTGCATCTCCTGCTGAACTTGATGCAGCTAAAGCAGAAAAGAAAGCTGCTGAAAAGAAAAAGCCAAGTGATACTACAAAAAAATTAACTGGTAAAATTGAAGAAGGTTTAGGCGATTATATGACTGGTTTATACCATGTTAAAAAAAAAGAATTTAAAGATAAGATAATAAATGCATTAATTCCACCTCATCTACAAAGAGTTCATCAAAACATCAAACAAATCCATAAGATTGGTAAAAAGATGCATGAAGAACTAAACACTGATATGGTTGATGATCATGAAGGTGATAAGAAAAAAGACAAAGTGAAAAAGATTGCACAAAAGAGCAAAGTTAAAAAGAAATATGAAAACAAGAAAATGACATTGACTGGTGAGAAAGTGCATAAAGTTGTGATTAATCCAGAAATCGGTAACGTTAAAGTATGATAAAACCTTATGAAATTTATTGCGATTACGATGGTGTTCTAGTGGATTTACACAAGGGCATGAGAAATGTTCTTGGTAAATCCTACGACCCAGAAGAATGGCACAATAGAGGCGAAGAAAAGAAAGAACTTATCAGACAGCATCCAAACTTCTGGAGAGATCTTCCTCCAATGGCAGATTACAGTACATTATGGAGCTTTATTGGACCATTACACGCTAATATTCTAACTGCATATGCAGAATGGGATAAAGATGAATGTGTTGAAGAGAAATGGTTGTGGAATTTAAAGTATACAAAGGTCCCAGCCAATCGTTTTTTCTGCGTTGGAAGAGCTGAAAAGCAGTTATTTGCTGTAAGTCCAGAAGGCAGACCTAATGTCCTCATAGATGATTATAGCCTAAATATACAAGAATGGCGAAAAGCTGGAGGGATTGGTGTGATGCACCATGATGCTGCCAGCACTGTCATGAAATTAAAAAACTTAGGATTTTACATAGATGAGTTCAACAGTAAGCTATATGGAAATTATCAAACCTCCTAGTAAAAATCCACAAGCTGGGTCACAACGCAGCGGTGGAGATGGGATGTATGAAGTGGATATTCCTGCTGATCTCTCAGCAAAGAAGTTGATGATTGTCGGAAACAGAGGCGGTGCACCAGGATTTGCTCAAAGTAGTGGTGGAGCCAGCGAATCAAAAGGAAAGCCAATGAGTGTTAAAAAAGTTTTAGAAAAAGCAAAATCAAGAATCAATGAAGCTGGCATTGAAATGGGTCAAGACAATGATCCAAAATACAGCCGCGAACATGAAGTTGATCGTATCAACTATCAGTTCGATAACGTATTCCGCAATAAGTTTGCAAACCCATACTTAATTGTAAATGCAGTTGCAGCAATCTTAGAAAGATTCAGCATTAACTGCCCAGTAATGGATCCAAGTGGTCGCAGCGAAGTATTTGTTCTTCATATCCATTCACAAACAGGAACAGATGCTTTCGTTTACATTGCAATTGAACGTGACGGACGTGGTCAATATGACGCATTCGTTCAGATGGTTGATGCAGGCGGTTTAGCTGCTCTTCACGGAGTGGTTCATGCTCATGAGCATGAAGTTCCAACACTTCCTGATTATCCATCACACTGGACATTGTTACAGAGACACACAGGAAACATTTAATTGTAGAACTATGTTTGAGAATTTAACTGATGATAATGTGATTTTGTATGCAGCTAAAGCTTATAATAAGCCCACAGCGATTATGAGTGAGTTTGAAGAAGATTTTAATAGAATACTTTATATTAAAAGACTCTTGACGAAATACTATTCTACAGGAGTTTTGAAAGATAGATTAATTATCAATCACATTGTAGTTTTATATAATGTGTTTGGTTTGGAAGCAGCAAC